CGATAGGTCCAACGGAAAGTCATTTGATCTGTCAAGAACTGCACGTGCATTGACTCAGCTGAAGTGATCCCGCCCTTATCGATCAGTAGGTACTGACTGGGATCGAAGAGCATGATGTCACCGACTGTACCCACTGTCGAAGCTTGTTCGACAGGAATCATCGGGCGACCCAACAAGCCAGCTAACGGCGAAACAGCAATACCACCTGGGGGCAAGTACAAAGGCAATCCGCCAGTACCGACTGGAAAGGTCATCGCAAAAAGTATAGGTTCGATGTCTTGGTTATGCAACCAAATAGCATTCATCCGACTGCGACCCCACATGCGCGACCACATCTTGTAAAGATTTTGATACACCAACGTCGCTGTAGCTTGACCAACTTCTTTCGCAACGGAAACAGTGGCAGTGTCTCCGATAATCCCTTTGGGTTGACCAGCGCCAGTACCGCGCAAGATCGAGTTCTCCACGTGCCAGATGATCTCTTCACTGACTGCTTCGTTAGCAATCGCACCTAGAGCGGTTGTATCAGCCAACATCTCGTCGGTCGCGTACATGATCGCGAAAAGCTTGTTCAACCCTAGAGTAATCTGACGCATCTTCGGTTTCGAACTTGAGACAGCGTCACCCTCGGAAGCCCAATAAGCCTGAACGCCACCCCAGCGACTGCCGGTAACCCGACTTGTCTCATCAATAGCATTCATCGTTAGACCGTTTGCATTCGCACTGATCGGAATCCGACGAATACGACTCAAGATTTGTCCACCGTCATGCGCCAGGCGGAAGATCTCCGTGGCGAAATCATTCTGCACCAGATAACCGCCATCAGAGGGAATACCCTCGGACATACCCAGAACAGCCTTCTGTGCCTTCAACCTTTCGTCAATTCGATGAGGGTGCACAGCAGCGGTGTAGACAGCTTTCAGTTGGTCGCCCAGAGAGAGCCACGGCATCACTGCTTTCTTATCCGTTTCGTCCTCAATGACATCTACCTGAAAACTCTTTCTCGCCGGAGGGGCGGCTTCAATCTGAGCTTTGAACTCCCGCAGTTCAATTACCTCCAGGTCAAGAGCACTCTTCTCCGCTGAAACTTCAGACTCTTCTAGCTCAGCAATATCTTTCATAGCTTTCGCTTGAGCCGTATAGCTTTTGCCGAGTTCCAAATCACCGTCACTGATCGCCTTGCGTGCGAGCTCCAGTAACGCCTTTACAGTCTTCATAGCAACTCCAATCTGTCGAGTTCATGCAGCATTAGCTGCGCGTTAATAATACGTTTACGCTCTTCAGATTCTTCAACTGCGTTCTCCGCGGATTTGCTGTCCGCCTGTGGAGGAAGCGCCTCGATCGAGTCAGCTGAAAGCGAAAACAACGATTCTAAGGATGGGATTTCAGCAATTGCTGCTTTAACAGCTACCAATACGTTCGCGTTCAACATCCGTGGATCCATCGGACTCACTGTCAATGTATCGCGTTTGATCGGCCACTTCGTGATTCTCCCATCAGGTTCACGAGTAACTTTCTCTGTCACAGCATCGCTGCTTGTGCCCACTAAACCAGCGCGAATCAAACGTTCGAGTGCGCGTACATAACGGTCACGTCGATTCAACACCCGTTCGACAAATAGTCCCATCTCATCGATACGTGCAGTCTTCCAATCAACACGTCCTAAAAGATCATGCTGTGACAAGTCAGCATCTTGTCGAAGACCATGTTGCCAGTCGACGACCACCATATCCAATTCCGTATATGCGCTATCAAACTTAGTGGCCTTCGTAAAGTATTCCCCGCGGGAACCATCCGGATTCCGTCGGCGACTCATTAGACCTTCGAGATCCCGACCACCAAAAAGCACCATGTAGTTCGCAACGCGCAACTCGTTCGCAGTCTCACCAACTGCCTTCAACGCATTCGAAGGCATTTCAGTTTCGAGTTCTACGCGAGGTTGCACAGGTTGAGTTGGTTGCACTACTACGACATCGTCATCCGCAGTCACCGTTGCTGTTAGTGTTACTGACTTCATCAGAACGTTCCTTTCAATTTCACGATCTGCTCCATCCGTTGACGCAACTTTGTAACAATCCGGGGTGCAGCAATTTGCGCGATTTGACTTTCTGTTGGCCAACGTCCAGAGAACAATCTGGTTTGTGTTCCGTCGCCCATCACATCTGGTGCGTACGGTAAGCGATTGAACCTACGAATAATCACCGTCCGTCCGCGATACTCAATCGTTGTTTGCCAACCCCAAGCGAGTGCGAACGTTCGAGCATACTTCTGATCAGGTAATCTCGGCGGATGCGTCTGCGTATAATGCGTACGTTTACTCAACTCAATACGCGTAAATTCTACCCACGCAGCAAGCTTCTTCTCGATATTCTCGAGTGTCCGCAGTTTGTTGACTATCGGATCAATTCCGTCGATCTTGATTTCCACTAGAGTGCTCCCTGACTAGGTCCGAGAGCACTCTCTAAGTGACAATCGCATCGCCAACCACCGCAAGCTAACGAACTACCTTGCGGAATGAAACCAGACAGCAACCATTCAGCACTTGTATGTACTTGGCCGTTCAAACGCAAGCAATCGACGCAGTGCTCCAGGGTATTTCCAATCACCCATTTCCAGTACAGTACTTCACCCTTCACAGTTGGCTGCCGATAAAGTTGTCCGAGAGCGTATGCACCTGCGAGTGCAAGTACCCAAAGCACAACGCGATCAAATGCGCGACTTAACCCGTCGGTAACTTTATCTCCAATGTCAGTGTATTGATTCAACGTGAATATATCACTGGTGAACTCTTGGATGGCCATTGCTTGTTCTTGCTGCAATTGTCGCAAAACGATTCTTGCCTCCGCAGTCAGTGCATCAAGCGCCATAAGCGGAAGAGCACCGACTCCGAGAAGAAACCCTTCAACAAACTGCGACAGTATTAACTCGTTTAGCCGGATTTCAAATGTTTCTGCGTCGATTTCACGTCGAATCGCTTGCTCCACTAACGCGCGCAATGAGTTTTCGTACTCGGCCAGTAACGGATCAATAGTTGATTCACCTAACCGAACAGCTTTCTCGTCCACTAGATATACCGGGTCAACCAGTTCGCTGAGAATCACCATCTTCTCGGAAGAACTCAAAAACATGTTCTCGAACGCATCGGGGTCAACGGTTTTCCCGCGCTTGATCAATTTCTTCGCCCAGCGCTGTAGTTGACCAGTTTCAACGGCCTTTTGGCTTGTCTCGGCATTCAAGTCACCCGAACGTACGGGTTGTATAGGTGTGGCAACTCTAACTCTTGGAACATCCCCACCCTCACCCTGGCGAGCTAGTGTTGCACTATTCGATCTCGGAGTTGTGCTAGCTTGGCGCATCAACGCTGCAGACTCCGCAACAGCTTCGGTTAATGCAGCTTCTTCTTCACTAGTCAAGCGATAGCCCAGCTGTGACAACGCTGCCTTAATCGGCAAACCAGCTTGCACCAAGTGCAAGAGCGAGATCGAACGCGCAGACTCATCCTCTTGAAATAGCGCCAACTGTTGAGGTTGAAATTTTAATCGCAGCCCCAACTCATGTAGTAGTTGCTGATTGATGATCGGTGCAACTAAGCGTGCTTCCGGTACGATCGTCTGCGTATAAAAATTCAACTCGTCTTGTTGAGCCGTCGCATAGTTCGCGGCGTTCGCCTCGAGCAAACTGAACGGAATACCAAACGTTGTTGAAATCGTTTGACGTTGCTCGAGTGTCAATTCGGAATTGCTAAGCTCACTAATACCTTCACCGATAGTTACGGGTGTAACACCAGCGCGAATCGCGATTGACTCCCAAGCACTAGCAACACCGCGAAAGTAACGTTTCCACCAGGTTTCCAACTTATCCATTTGTGTCTGTTGCGGATTCCCGGCAACAGTCAACAATGTCGCTTTGATCGCGCCGCGATCAAAGAAACCGGTTACGAAACGATCGACACTCCAAAGTACTCTTGCAGCAGATGCCGCGGCATGTGCTGGAGAAACGCCAGGAAGCGTTTCATGAAACGGATTTGGTAACGAAAAGTACGCGACTTGTTCGACACTCAGCAGTTGCTGTTGTGCACCCAATTGACGCGTAAAGTTCACGAGCCCGTCTATAGTCCAATTCGGCGTCATCGTTTGTGGAGCAAGCCAACGCACAGCTTTCGTCAGAACAAGATTCCGATCCTTCATCCAAAACGCTTCGCCGACAACCGACAGCGCTGCTTCTGTCAAATACAACAGTTGCACCAGGTTCTCTAAATGCTCGAACTCTTCTGGAACATCGTCCTCGGATGACCAAACTTCTTCGTCGCCGCGTAGAATCACCCAAGGCAATGACGCCAAGGTGTTTGCACGTAATTGTACGCAACGATAAAAGATGCCGACATGCGAGTATAGTTCTTCCGCAGAAGTCAGGGCCTTCGATTGCTTGTTGGACGTAATCGTCCAAGCCTCATCAGGCCAATTGTCGAGACTGCCAGACTTTTGACCATCGAAATAGTGAAATTGTCGCTGAAGTCGAGTCACCACAGGAGTAAATCCGCTGTACTTTCCGCCAGATCGTACCAACACCAGTACGCGGCATCAACTAAGTCAAGTGGTTTGGTCTTCGGAAAACGATTCAACGCGCGCTCCAAAATCTGATGTGTTCCACGAACGTGAATAAACACATTGCGCTCGTAATCAGTAAGCATCTGACTTGCGCGATGAACTTTCGAACCATGACCCGCTCCGGCCTTCGCCCAAGTGAATGCAGGTCGAAATGTATTCGGTTCGAGAATCTCCTCTTCCTCGAGCAAAGCGATTGCAAGGTGATAAACACTCTCCCACGTATCGCCGCCCTGATCAGTCTCGACACCAACAAAATCGCACTTGAACTCGATTGCTTTCAAAATCGCGCGGCGCAACGCTTCTGCCGGAGAAGCCCTCTGCTCCCAACTCCACAACCGATAGATCTTACCGTCTTCTGAGAGCGCATCAGCCTGGATACCCATACTATCACTTTGATCAGTACTAGTCACAGCTGGGTCAACCCAGATGGACGTTCGGACAATTTGACCCCACGGTACGTCTATCCAATCGCAGTGCTGATAAGTGATATTATTGAACATCCCACCCGGAGGTGTTTCAACCTCATGTTGAGCCTCCTTCAAAAACGCAGTCGGCCCCCAGTCACGCAACTGATACTCACAAACCGCTAGCGGTTGACCTTTCCAAGTTGCTTCACCTGCGGTGATCATAAAACCGCTAGGCGTTTGCTCATACGCAAGGTTTCGCACAGCTGGATGAGGTCCGCTGATGATCGCATCCATCAGGAAACCAGCTGTGCCATCCACTAATCGCGCGAAAATGCCGTGGGGAATAATTAAGTTCTGCACGCCCAAGATTGCAAGATCATTCGAACCAGCAGGCAACAACGACGTCGTCAGAATCTCGATTTTTCGATCGGTCTCTTCCGGAGTATCCAATTTGCCGTCCAAGTCATCAAGGATTATCAAATCTGGTCGAGCGTCCCCGATTTTCGAACCACGGCTTGCAGTATCTAATCCCATTGCGTCAATCGTAAAATCGCCGGCAGTACGCAAACGATTTCGTCTCCAACCGCGACTATTTCCATACTTGCCCACTAGACGCGTAGCTAAATCGCTGTAGTAACTTCCGATCTTGGACGATTCTAACATCGTCGCAATCGTATCTACGTGATTATCTGCCTGATCTTGTGTTTCGCTGACATACCACGCATACCGACGTTTCTGTTTTGCACCGATAGCAACAGTCAATAGTTCGGCACTTGTCGACTTTGCACCACCGCGAGCCCAAACAGCAATGAATGGTCGCGGACGAACCTTCGGTTGAATCTCCCAACCCCAGTCCCAAAACTCCGCTTGATGTGGCGCAAAATCAGCCGAGACATAATCCGGAAATAGTTCGTGTAACCAAACTCCCCAACTAGCTTCCGCTAGAGATGACGCGCGTTTTCGACGTCTCAGCTCTAGTTCCGCTTCGGCTTTCGTCCGTTGATGATTTGCTCGATCACGATAGATGACATTGGAGGTGAGCAAATGAGCTTGTTGACGAGTCTCGGCTGTCGAACCAGGAATCAAGACATGCCCTTTAGCCATTTTGACCTGCACGCGTCCACTCAATTGGGACGGGCGAGGTGTTGACGTTGTCGTCTTCTTCAGAATAGAAGGTGGGGTCGTTCTGAGTGTCAAATGTTTGCAACTCTGGGGTACCGTAATCGCCCTCAATAACAGTGAACTCGCCCGAAATGATAGCTTCGAGTTCACTGTCAGTGAGTTTTCCGACATCAACAGCCGCGAGTTCCAACCGCTCGGAATAACCGCGATCTTTACCTTGGCGAGAGAGGAGCCACTTAGCGTCGCTAGAGTCAACAATCGCGGTGTCTGCAGTGGCTATTTGAAGTTTGCGTGCGGCGTGGATATTGTTGTGAACAACTAATTCGGCAACGTCGAGGTTTCGTTCGCGTTCCGCTTGAAAAGCATCCCGTAACCGATTATTACCCGTGATAGCAATTCGTATCTTTTCACGAGGAAGTCCAGAGCGTTCCGAGATCAGTGTGAGTACGCCAAAACTATTGACAATCCACGCGAGGAGTTGGTTTTCGTCGTACTCAAAGGTTACTTGAGCGACAAGGTTACCACGTTCGCCCGCAACAGTTAGTGGGAGTAGAATTTTGGGGAGAGACAAATCGGCCACGTGGGGTACTCCAAGGGCTCTTGATGAGGTCGACCGCGCTCAAATTGAACGTTGATCTAATTATAAGAGACTTTGGAGCAAAAATCAAGTGGTGCTGGCCAGCAAAATCTAATTTTGCCGACTGAAGGAGTATTTTATCGGTGTTGTGTCAGTTTTCGTGTAGGTAATACCAGCGGGTTCGAGATATCGCGTCGCGCGTGACAGCGCAATCGTGAGTCCTCTAGGGGTAGTGATTCGATTACGAAAGAAATCTCCTCCACCTGCAAGTGAACTAAGTGCAACGAACAGCGCTTCTGGAGTTAACTCGCGACCTTGATTCGTCGGAGTATCTAACCACTGTTGCAGCAAGTGTGCGAGTGGATCACCCTCAATAGCCTCTCGAACCTGCTCTCGTCTGATAAAGTCGACTAAGCGCTTCAACTCGTACTTCCCGCCGGAGAGGGCAACCATCACGCTCAAAAAAGCTGCAAAGTCACCTTGACGGAAATCACCTGCAAATGACGGTAACCCATGCACGCCAATATATGCGACAATATCGCTCAAGTCTTCGAGTATCTCACCCCACAGTTCATTCCGTGCATCGGCGATCCTACGTGCGATTGTTGACTCGTTTACAAGTGCTTGCGCGAACGGTTCGACTCTCACAGGGATGAGCCTTTCAGCGATATCGTCTCTGACGAACTTCGGTGTTCGGGACGTCAAGCCAACAAAGCAAGAAACCTCTCGGCGAACCATCTGAGAATCCGTATAAAGTTTGCGTTTCTCGATAGCATATGAGGTCGCCACGCGAGCCAACGGATCTTGTAACCAGTTATGCTGTTCATCGATATTGTCGATAAAGACAAAGTCGTTGCCACCCACAATCTCGTCAAACTGATTCGAGTCCTTCGGTAGTCCGTGAGGTTCACGTCCAGGACGCAACAGGACACTTGCAATGCTTTTGAAGACGGCGGTTTTACCGCTATTGTGCGTAACAATCAAATCATCCGTGAGGTACAATCCGTTCGGATTGTCAACAGTAATGCACTGCGTCAATTCTTCGCCGACAAATTCAATCGACACAATCGCACACACATCTCCAGCACGACCAGGATCACCCTCAACACAGCGTTGACGTTTTCGAGGTAAACGAAAGAGGCGACTCCCGCCTTGCGGATCATTTACGTGTAGTTCGTAAAACGGTTCAAGTTCGCTCGTAACGTTCTTAGACACCATTTCCATTGATTGATGGACTTTGACACCCAAACTACGCAGTAACCACGTCAGATCAGCAGCAAGTTGCTTGCTACGTGAACCAAACGAAATACTACCTTCCTTGTCGACAGTTCCATCAGTGTCTAGAAGACCTTGTACAACTGCTAACCGCGTTGCTTCATCCGCCAGCTGATACGATTGTGGAACAAACTTCGTTCGCGAGCGAGTTCCAATAAGTCCTAGGGCGGCAAGTGCATCAGGTACACCCGTTCGAACAGGCAAAGTCACGAGAGCACAATTGGAATCATCATACGTAATCGCGCGTTGATATAGATCGGCAACGTATTGAATTGGTTCGATATCGCCCATTCCTAACTCAACACCGCCGCGTTGAGTCATTGTGCCATCTCCGAGCAATAACCCAAGAGTGTACGGATCAACTTTCTTTGACCAGCGCGTTGTATATCTAGTCAGTGCTAACCCCGAGTTATGCGGAATAAGTACCCGTGTGCCGGAATCAATCAGTTGTTTCACGTACTGAGTTGTTCGAATACGCCATGGCCCCGGACCGTTCGCTGATTGACCAGCGGTTTTAGTCAACCACAAGTGACGTTCACCAACACGCGTCTCACGTCCGTCGCTCGTTCGAACACGAAAAACCTTTTGCACGCCTTGTGGATGCAGTTGAATAACGTTCGTAATTGATCCATCAGGGCTACAGACTTGGTCATCGACTTTGATATCACCCATTCGTTTTGGTCCACCGGGAGTCCAAACCATAGCCGTCAAAGGTTGATCGCCGGTTTCACCGTGCAATAACAGTATTGGTTTCGCAGCAAACAGTTCCGGGAAGAACAGCGCATATACCCACGCACGCAGGATAAAACGAATCTCCTCCGGGGTTGTCCCACGCTGAGTTGCAACGTTGGCACAGCCAAGAACAAGTTTGTCAAACAACCCACCTGTCATTGGAGAACGTCGTTCATACGCTTGGACAAGTAACGGGCTCTGGAAAATCACATCATCGGTCCCATTGGGGACGAGTTCAATGTGTTCGCCGTCGAGACGATATAATTTACTATCGTATCGGTTAATGTATAGGACATTTGTATCGCGACTGTAAGTTGAGAACCGCTTTATCGGATGAGGTTCTTCATCCTGGCACCGTGCGAAGATATGCTCGTGTAACGCGTCGTATTCGCGCGTTCCAGCGTTGACACCGTAAGTATCGAGTAACAGTCTACGTAGCGCAGGCGAACGACGTTCGGTCGAGATCAAATCGCCATTCTCAGTCAAGTAGAAAAAATCCGACTGCATAGCCCCACGACAGAAAGTCCCAAAACGATTCATGTCGTCGACCAACAGGCGGCCGAGTCGATCTAACCGATCACCATGAGGTAAGTCTTTGTCACGGCGAATCGTCTGCATCGTATCCAGAATACCGCTACCGAGCACACTTCGACTAGCTTGCTCGTAACCCGCACAGATATCCCGCCAAAGTGAAGCATGCGAGTCCCAGCGCTGCTGAGCAAATTTGTTATTCGGAGAAGCGAGTACTAACCAGAAACAATGCGTTTTTGGAATATTAAGTTTATGGCAGATGTGATAGATGCGCCAAAGCGTACGTGAACGATCGCGGGCCTTACGCGTCAAAAGGTTCTTCAGTGTCACGGACATCGACTCTGCGTAAAGCTCGAAAAGGTAGTCAACTGCGATCGGTTCGGTCGGTAACGGGTCATTGAAGACAATCGTCTGAATATCCAGAACCTCAGGTAACTTCGCAAAATCGTCAAGCGTGTACACCAGATCAGGATCACAGAAGACTGCACCGACCTGAAACTTCCGTACACCATACTTGTCGTTGTAACCGACAGGCAACCGTAACAGTTGCACAGCATCCCAACCAGAGTGATCAGCCAGTAATCCATACGCGAGGCGCTTATTCCAGTGCTCCAGGTTCGACACTGATAATGGCTCATCAAGTAGCCAATAACAGTGATACTTCCCGGGCGACGATGTGACGACGATCGATGGATGGGGCTTGAAGTCATACGGGTTTATACCCGGAGTGTCACAATCCACCCACAGCACAGAACTGAGGTGCACGCTCTCCTGTCGACGCGCCTTGTTAGTGAAGAGTGTTGGACAGAAGTACCAGGAATCAGTTGATTCAGGGTCAATGCGAACTCCCGTCACGCCGTCATTGACAGCATAGAACATAGATCGTAGATTCTGCCAACTCTCTTCGGAGTTTCCAGTTGTTGTCTCTGGGACAGTAATCACGTTTACATAACCGCTACCAGCTTTTGCAAAGATTAGTGAAAGGAATTCGGGTACGGTGATCATTTGTTGTTTTCCTGACGTGATTGTGCTAGTGACCAGTAGTAGAGGACAGCGACCATGGTGGTTGCGGAGTAGACTGTCGACTTTGTGATGATCTGCACCTTTCCGCTGGCTTTGTTGGGTCTAAGGATTATCGAACCTTCAGTGCACAGGGCTGCATGTAGTTCATCGAATGTGAGATGCATTGGCACAGCTGTACGGCTAGCGCCTGGACTTGTGGGTGTTCGAATGATGCCGTGAGCCTCTAACCGTTGTAGCATCGCATAGCCAGACGATACCGAAAGTGTGCCTAGAAGACCTGTAAGTTCTCTGACTGAGGGTGGTCGACCGTTCGCTGCATAAAAAGCCAGTAGTAGCTGTGCAGCAGTTGCTTGTCGGTGGGTAAGGCTGGAATGCACGCGGGGTTGTTCCTTTCGGGTTGGGGAGCAGACCCAATTTGTTGGTTCCGCCGGTCTTGACTCTTCATGCTATTGTTTGAAGGTCCCCGGCAACCAAAAAGAATGCCGTATCTATATTATATGTGACTTCTTGCAAAAAATCAAGCGCTTTGCGTATTTTGCCGGAATTTGCCGGTGAATCTGAGAATGGGTTTTCGCGAACTGCAAGAGTGGGGTTCAGAATAGCAAATGTCGCGCACTGATGATTTTATGCGCCTCGGGATTCGATCACTGAAAAAGCATATGATTTTATGCGCCTCGGGATTTAACAATCGAAAAATTTTCGATGCGCTCACCCCGGGACCCTCGCCCTTTTTCGTGAATAAACGGGGTGCGGTTGCACACACAAAGCACATACAAAGCACATACTGAATACATGCAAAGCATAATATATGTATCGACAAAGTATGATATAATTAGATATGGGGACAAAAAAATCAACACACTCACACTCACCCCATATATCAACTCTTTAGGAGAGTAAAGCAATGCAAAAGGCAAAAGAAGTTCAAGAAGTAAGTCAGGTAGAACAAGTAGTTGAAACAGGTATGTTTGAGGGGTCAGGTCCGTACAACCCAATTACGAAAGAAACTCCTTTCATAACTGGGTGGCTTTGTATACACCTAGACCAAGATGGGATCAGAGAAGAGAGTGTAGAAGCAATCTGGCAAGCAAGTTATGGGATGGTGATTACGTTGAGAGGTGGGGGCCAAATTCAATACAATGAACAAGGTATTGCTTATGGCAAAAAATCTCTTCAAGGTGTAAGAGGTTGCATCAAACCCCGTTATGACAGTGACACCATCACCACGTTGAAGAGAGAGAGAATTGAGTCCCAGAAAGAGGTTGACAAATCTGAGTCAGTGTTACACCAATTCGCTATGGCTTTAGAATTGGCTAAAGCCAATTACGATTTGGCAAAAACAGACTACGAGGAAAACTTAGCACTACACTCAACCAGGTAATCTAAGAAAGAGGGGGTGAGTAAGTGAAAAACACTTACTCACCCTCTCTTTTTGCTTATCCCAGAAAAAACAACACATATCCGATT